TGACCCTGACAGCTTTGCTGACATTGTTCGTGGTATGCACCTATACGGCAGGAAGATTCTTCGTCCAGAAGCAATCGTAACTGCTCGTTATAACGCAGCATAGGGGGGATATAAACTATGGCTACTTTTGATATGACTTCCGTCGATACTGCTGGTGTTGGCGCAAACGTTCTTGCTGTTCCAACTAATGTTGGTAACACGGTACGCACTATTGAGGCAATCTTAGATATTGATGCTATGATTACTGCAGGTGCTACTATTGCTAATGGTGACATTTTTCAGTTGTTAGAAATTCCTGCTGAATCAGTAATTGTTGCTGCTGGTGCAGAAATTATGAAGTCCTTTACTGCAAGTTGTACTTGTAATATTGACTTCGGTGCTGGAGATGACATCGTTGACGGTGCTGCTTTGGATGCTGCTGCTGGTACTTACCTTGTAAAAGGTAGTAATGGCGAAGCTAACATCGTAAACACAGGTGCTGCATCTACTTTTGCTGCTGAAGCACTTGCTGTTGTTGGTGCTGCAGATACCATTGATGTTGTTATCGCTGGTGCTGCCGCTGCAACTGGACGCTTACGTGTCTATGCAGTAGTTGCAGATATTTCTGCCGCAATGACTGAGGCTGCTTCAGCCCAGCGTGATTTGCTGTAACACTACACTAAACTTTGGGGCTGGCTTTGTGCTGGCCCCATTGCTGCATTTTAAGGAAACATAATGGCCCTGACATATCTTTCATTAACTAACGATGTTATAACTCGTATGAATGAAGTTACTCTTACTGCTGCTAACTTTGCAGACGCTAGAGGTGTTCAGATACAATGTCAAAATGCCGTTAATGAATCCATACGATACATTAATCAAAAAGAATTTGGTTATCCTTTTAATCACGCAACTAATGTATCTACGTTAGTTCCCGGTACAACTAGGTACACTGTACCCGCTAGTACTAAACATATTGATTATAATACAGCTAGAATAAAAAAGAACGCTGACCTAAATACTTCAGGTGGCAATCTTACAAAGCTAGATTATAATGAATATATTAGTAGGGGCTTTGCTATTCAAGAAGATGAAGTAGACGCAACAACACTAAACGGTTCTTTAACAGACAGTGCCACTACAATTACTGTGGTAAGTACTGCAGACTTTGCTACTAGTGGAGTTCTCTTTATACTAGGTGAGCAAGTATCTTACACAGGTACTACGTCTACTACCTTTACTGGTTGCACTAGGGGTGCTAACAGCACTACGGCTGCAGCCCATGCCACTGGTGTACAGGTAGCACTATTTACAAATGGTGGAGTACCTCAGTTTATTGTACGTACTCCAGATAATAATTATTTACTATATCCTTTACCTGATAAACAATACACATTAGTGTTTGACTTCTTTACATTTCCAAGTGACTTAGCTGCACAAGCAGACACTACTAGTATACCTGACAGGTTCTCTCCTATTATTGTAGACGGTGCTACTGCTTTTGTGTATCAGTACCGTGGAGAACTAGATCAGTACAATACAAACTTTGTACGTTTTGAACAGGGTATAAAGAATGTACAAAGTCTTCTTGTAAATAAATATGAGTACGTTAGGTCAACTGTTATATATAGACCAAGCAATTATAATATTGGAATATCTTTTTAATGGTTGATAGTTCTAGTGTACAACCTGCAGCATTTAATTGTGAGGGCGGTTTAGTTTTAAACCGTTCTTCTTTTCTTATGAAACCGGGAGAAGCTTTAGTACTAGAAAACTTTGAACCTGACGTTGAGGGTGGCTACAGAAGAATGAACGGCTATCGTAGGTATGTCAATCATGTAGTACCCCATACTTCTAGTATCAACGAAAAAGTAATAGGTGTATCTAAGTTTGGGGATAAGGTAATAGCATGTAGGGGTGAGAAAATATTCTCTGCTGCTTCTACAGAATTGTCTTTTACTATAACTGCTGCTGCAACTATGTCTGGTTCAGGCACAATTATTGTAGACTCTGTTGCAGGTTTTGCAACTAGTGGTACTTTACAGTTAGACTCAGAGAAATTTACTTATACAGGAGTAGACGCTGCTTCACTGCCTAACGAATTTACAGGTGTAACACGTGCCACAGAAAATACTACTGCAGCCGCACACGTTTCTAGGGTAACTGTCTCCTCACCTTGGACAGAGATAGACACTGGTAGAACTAATGCTTCTAAGTATAGGTTTGAACGTTTCAATTATGATGGTAATGAAAAGATCGTATGTGTAGATGGGGTAAATGCACCTGTAGTTTTTAACTTAGCTCTTAGTGCAACTGATGTCAGTGCAAGTGCAGTTACAGGTTCTAAGTTTGTAGCTTCTTTTAAATCTCATATGTTCTATGCTGGTAAATCTACTACCCCAGAACTATTAAGTTTTAGTGAAGGCTTTAACGAGGATGGTTTTAGCACGGGTGTATCTTTACCTGCAGGAACTATTAGAGTAGACGATACTATTACAGGCATAAAAGTTTTCCGTGACAGTCTGTTTATCTTTTGTGAAAACAGAATATTTAAACTTGCAGGAAACACAGCAGCAGACTTTGCTATCGTACCTGTTACTAGAAACATTGGTTGTATTAATGGTGACACCATACAAGAATTTGGTGGTGACTTAGTATTCCTTGGACCTGATGGGCTGCGTACAGTTGCTGCTACTGCAAAGATTGGCGACACAGAACTTGGTACAATAAGTAGAAACGTACAATCTATTTTTGATAAAAACATTAAGGACTCTTTGCTATTTGAAAGTGTTGTCATACCAGACAAGACACAGTACAGAATATTCTTTACTAAAGATGGTGAAGCTGATAGTATTACAAGAGGCGTTACTTGCGTTATGAAGCAAGATAACTTTGAGTTCTCTGAGATACGTGGTATAAAACCTGCTTGTACAGATACCTTTGTACAGGCTGGTGATGTCATAGTATTACACGGGGACTTTGCTGGTCACGTTCATAGACAAGAAAAAGGTAACACCTTTGATGGTATACCTGTACTAGGAAAATATAGAAGTTCTGACTTGGCCTTTGGGGACACAGGCATACGAAAACATATGCAAAGGGTTATTATTAACTATAAGCCTGAGTCTGCTCTTGATGCAGAGTTAGTTTTAAGATATGATAATGAGAATGCAGACTCTACTAGACCTGAGCCTTACTCTTTAGATTCTAATCAAGTAGCTGCACAATTTGGATTAGCTGTATTTAGTACTGCAGACGGTGCAGTCAGGTTTGTTTTTGGTGGGCCTTCTCAGCCTCTTATAAGACAGCCAGTAGAGGGATCAGGTTTTTCTGTTGTACTGAGAATAAATGACGGGGGTGAGTCTGCACCTTACTCCCTTAAAGGTTTTCAGTTAGAGTATACATTAGGAGCAAGACGTTAAATGGGCGCTACATACACAAGACAATCAACCTTTACAGATGGCGATGTAATTACCGCCAATCTGTTTAACAATGAGTTTGATCAGCTTCTAGCTGCATTTGCTGTTAATACAGGACACACTCACGATGGTACTGCTGGAGAAGGCGGTCCTATATCTTTAGTGGCATCTGACAATGTTACTATAGGTACTGGTGCAGGTGACATTACACTTACTTGGGACGGCGGCTCTAACAATGGTGCTATCATCTGGAGTGAAGATGAGGATTACTTTACGTTCTCTGATGACATATTACTTGCTACATCAGAGAAGCTACAGTTTCGTGACACTGCTATCTACATCCACTCTAGTGCTGATGGTCAACTTGATCTTATAGCTGACACAGAGATCCAGATTGCTGCTACTACAATTGATATGAATGGTATACTAGATGTATCAGGTAATTTACTTGTAGGTGGTAATCTTACAGTTGCAGGTGATGCTACAGTAACAGGTACTACTACCTTTAATGGCGGTACAATTACTCTTGGTGATGCGGTTACAGATAATGTTGTCTTTGGTGCAGACGTAAACTCTAGCATTATTCCTAATGGTGTTGCTGGGTCGTTTGACTTAGGTTCGTCAGGACAAGAGTGGCGTGACATATTCATAAATGGTACAGCACACATTGATACTCTTGATGTAGATGAGAATGCTACAGTAACAGGTACACTAGGTGTTACAGGAGTACTGACAGGTACATCTTTAGATATATCAGGTAACGTAGACATTGATGGTGTAACGAACTTAGATGTTGTAGACATTGATGGTGCAGTAAATATAGCTGCTGCTACTACAATTGATGCTGCAAATAAAATACAGTTCCGTGACACAGGGCTATTCATTAACTCTTCTGCAGATGGACAACTGGACATTGTAGCAGACACTGAAATACAAATTGCTGCGACTACTGTAGACATTAACGGCGCAGTAGATGTGTCAGGTAACTTAGTAGTTGGTGGTGACCTAACTATAACTGGCGATGACCTAGTTATGGGAACTAACACTGCAGGTATGCTTCTTATTGCTGACGGTACAAACTTTAATCCTACTGCTGTTGGTGATCTATCAGAGATAGCTACTGTTGCAAGTGATGACGTATTCTTAGCCATTGATACATCTGGTGGTGGCTTAAAGAGAATAACAAGAAGTGCTGTTGTATCAGGCTTGGCTACTTCTAGTGCTATCTCTAATGTTGTTGAGGACACTACGCCACAGCTAGGTGGTAACTTAGATGTTTTAGCTCGTACTATTACAACGTCTACATCTAATGGTAATATTGCTATAACACCTAATGGTTCTGGTGTTGTTCTGATTGATGGCTTTGTAGGTATTGAAGCAGGTCTTATTGATCTTAAAAATAGTGGCTCTGCTGTTTCTCAAATAAAGTTTTATTGTGAAAGCTCCAACGCCCACGCACAAACACTTATAGGTGC